ATGCTCAAGCGGCTTCTGCTGCAATGGGTAGAGCTATGGATGATTCAATTATAGCAGCGGCTACTGGAACTTCAAAAACTGGCAGTAGTGGATCAACAGACACAGACATGATTTCTGGCAATATTATTGCTCATGGATCTGCTGATTTAACAATAGCAAAATTAATTGGTGCAAAAAGAATCTTAGATAATGGCTCAGTTGATCCATCTATCACAAGATATATTGCTGTAGCTCCAGCGCAAGTTGAAGCTTTACTTGGTACAACCCAGGTAACATCAAGCGATTTTTCTAACATTAAAGCACTTGTTCAAGGTGAAGTTGATACTTTTATGGGTTTCAAATTCATCATGTCTACAAGATTAGCTGTAGCTTCTAACATCAGAACTTGTTTTGCATGGGCTGAAGATGGAGTTAAGCTTGCTGTTGGTAAAGACGTTATGGCGAAGATTGATGAGCGAGCAGATAAGTCTTATGCAACTCAAGTCTTTTATTGTTCAACCTTTGGTTCGACACGAATGGAAGAAGCTAAAGTGGTTTCTGTCCTTTGTGATGAATCAGCTTAGTAGGGGGTATTTGATATGACTACATTAAACTCAACTCTAGTTTCAAACTTTGAAGCTACTCCAGTAGTGATGACAGATGCCAGCCTTTTAACTGGCGTTACTCGTATTGCTCAAGGAACACTTGAACTAGCCGCTGGAGATAGCACAGACAATGATATTGTCATGCTTGCTCCAGTTCCAACTAACGCTAGTATAACTTCATTAAAGATTGCTTCTGACACTTTTGGTGGCAGCTGTACTTTTAATGTTGGCTTATACACAAGCGCTGGTGTTGTTAAAGACGAAGATTGTTTTGCAACTTCTGTAGCTGATGCTGGAGCAATGACAGATGTTCGTTTTGAAGCAGCTAATATTACCACTTGTGGTGATAAGGTTTATACTAACGCTGGTGATTCAAGTGATCCTGGTGGGATCTACTACGTTGCAGTAACTTTTAATGCAACTGGTGGTACTGCTGGATCAATGTCATTCATTATTGAATACGTTGTAAACTAACAAAACTTAGTGCAGCAAAAATCTTTGCTGCACTATTTCTTTTAGGAATTTGTAATGCCCTCAGTTGTAGATATTTGTAATAATGCTTTAGTTGATCTTGGCGCTAGTTCTATTTCTTCATTAACTGAAGATAGTAAAGCCGCTAGGTTATGCAACCAAAGGTATGACTCAATCCGAGATACTGTGTTTAGGTTTCATCCTTGGAACTGTTTAATTAACAGAGCTTCGTTAGTTGCAGACTCAGTAACTCCTGCTTTTGAGTATTCGTATCAGTATACATTACCGACAGATCCTTATTGTTTAAGGGTTCTATCCCTTGAGACAGCTGACTTTTTATTTAAAGTTGAAGGTAGAAAAATATTAACAAACGAAACAACAGTTAATTTAATCTTTGTTGCTAGGATTATAGATACAAACCAGTATGATTTTTCTTTAATGGAAACCATTTCAGCAGCTCTTGCAGCTTCGTTAGCTTATCCTTTAATTGGATCAGTTGCACTTGCAACACAAATGAAAGCTAATTACGAGCAGAAATTAATTGAAGCAAGGTTTGTGGATGCTACTGAAGGTTCACCAGGAAACATAATTACTGATGCTGGTAATGCAAATGTAGCGACAGCAACTTTTATTAATTCGAGGTTTTAAGATGGCTAAAGCTAGTTATGCTTTTACCAACTTTACAGCTGGCGAACTATCGCCAAGGCTTGATGGAAGGACTGATGTAAATAAATACTTTAATGGATGCTCCAGGTTAGAAAACTTTGTTATTCATCCTCATGGGGGTGCATCAAGAAGGCCAGGTACTAAATATATAGCTTCTGTTAAGACCGCAGGCGCAGCAACCAGATTAATACCTTTTGAATTTTCAGTAACTCAAACCTATGTTTTAGAGTTTGGTAATAATTATTTTAGAATTTTTAAAGATGGTGGCCAAGTTACCTCTGGCGGATCTGCTACAGAAGTAGCGACTCCCTATGGTACTGCTGATTTAGCAGCTATCAAGTTTACGCAAAGCGCAGATGTCATGTACTTGGTTCATCCAGATTATGCTCCAAGGCAAATAAACAGAACAAGTCATACATCCTGGACTATTGCAGAGGTTGCCTTTAGGCGAGGTCCTATGCAGGATGATAACACAACTGCAATAACTTTAGTGAGCAACGCTAGAACTGGTAATGCAACAATTACAGCTTCTGCTGATTTATTCGTTTCTACAGATGTAGGAAGGTTTATAAAGGTTCACGAAGGCTATGCTAAAATATCGTCTGTATCTAGTGCCACAGCAGTTGTTGCTGCGGTCCAAGAAAATGAAGATGGCAGAACTGAGCTGCTTCCAAGCTATACTGTTTCAACGATTGCGTTTGCTGAAGGTGATCCAGATTCTACAGCTCTTGAACATAATGACAGAATAACTGATAGCGCTGGTGGGTTTGTTACCCAGGGTTTCAAGGTTGGCCAAAATGTAACAATAACCGGAGCAAGCACTTCTGGTAATAATGTAACTAATAAATTAATTGTCCAGGTTACAGCTGATACAATATTATTTGCTCCAAGTGTTGACCTGGTTAATGAAAGTGCAGGGCAGTCTGTAACTATAGTTGGAGTGTTAACCGCTTCTACATCATGGGCGCTAGGAGCTTTTTCTTCAACAAGTGGTTTTCCTTCTTGTGTAACTTTCTTTGAAGAAAGAGTTGTTTACGCTAGTACAAGCACAGCTCCACAAACTTTATTCTTTTCAGTAAGTGGTGACTTTACAGACTTCGCTGCTGGCACTACTTCTGGTTCTGCTTTGAGTTATACAATAGGATCTAACCAGGTTAATGTTATCCGATACCTTGTGGCTGCTAGAAGCTTGCTTGTTGGCACATCTGGTGGTGAGTATGTTGTTTCGGCTTCTGGATCTCCAGAGCCACTAAGTCCAACTAATGCTCAGATTAAAAGACAAACCACTTATGGATCAGCTAACATACAGCCAGTACAATCTGGCAATGTAACTTTGTTTGTTCAAAGAGCTTTGAGAAAAATCAGAGAGCTAAGTTATAACTTTGATGCTGATAGTTATACAGCTCCAGACATGACGATCCTAGCTGAGCATATGACTGAAAGCGGTATTAAAGAACTATCATTGCAGCAAGAGCCAGACAATGTTGTATGGTGTGTGTTAGCAAATGGTAAGCTTGCTGGCATGACTTATCGTAGAGAAGAAAACGTAGTTGCCTGGCATGAACATATTATTGGCGGTAGGTTCGGAGAATGTACTGTTACAGTTTCTGATTATGCAAATATAGCTGTGGGTACAAATTTAGTTTTTAATAAATCAGATGGCACAACTGTAACCTTTACAAGTGAAGCCGCTGGCGCTTCTGCTCCAGCAGATACAACATTTGGCTTTAGACCTAATACAAATAATAACACAACAGCAGACAATATATTTACCAGGATAAACGCTCACCCAGATTTCACAGTAAGCAATCCAAGCGCTGCTATCGTAACAATAAAAGAAACAAATCATAATGGTATTGGTTTTTTAACTTGTGTTTCTTCTGATACGACAAGGTTAACAACAGCTGATGAGGGTATTGCCCAGGTTGAAAGCTTGGCTATTGTGCCAGGTGATCTTAATGAAGATGATGTTTATATGATTGTCAAACGCACAATCAATGGATCAACAGCTAGATTTGTAGAGTATTTTTCTACATTTGATTTTGGTACAGACGTTACTGATGCTTTCTTTTTAGATTCAGCTCTTACTTATTCTGGATCTCCTGCTACATCAATGTCTGGATTAAATCATTTAGAAGGTGAAACTGTAGCTATATTAGCTGATGGGTCAACTCATCCGACTAAATCAGTTGCTTCTGGAGCGTTAACTTTAGGCAGAGCAACTAAAAAAGCTCATATAGGATTAAATTATTCATCCCTTCTAAAGACAATGAGGATTGAAGCTGGTGGAGCTGAAGGAACTTCCCAGGCTAAAACTAAAAGAATACATGATGTAACATTAAGATTATACAGATCAGTTGGTGCAAAAGTTGGAAGCTCTGAAGATGAATTGGATTTAATTCACTTTAGAAGTTCTGCTGATAAAATGGACACAGCCATTTCTTTGTTCTCTGGTGACAAAGAAGTGGAGTTTAGATCTGGTTACGATACAGATGGATTTGTTGTGGTTAAACAAGATCAGCCTTTGCCGCTTACAGTCTTGGCTATTTATCCGAGATTGATAACTTACGATCAATGATTATTGTTGATTACAAGCCAGATCACGCAAGAGATATTCTCGCTGGTGAAATGAATAAAGGTGCGCCAAAACATATTGGGCAGTTTAGGAACTTTGCTGATAATCTAAACACCCCTGGAACAGCGTTTACTGCCCTGGATAATGGGTATTTGATAGCGTGTGCTGGGATTATACCTTTATGGAGTGGGGTTGGTGAAGCATGGTTTTTAGCCAGCGAAAGGCTACATGATTATAGCAAGCCTATTATAAAAGCGGTCACAAAAGATTTTAAAAAGATAATTGAAGAACATAAATTTATAAGAGTCCAGGCAGCTGTAAGAACAGATTGGCCAGAAGCTCAAAGGTTCTCAAGGTTCTTAGGGTTTAAGCAAGAAGGTTTAATGGAAAAATTTGGTCCAGATGGATCTGATTATTACAGAGTAGCGAGGATAACTTAATGGGTGTAGAAGTAGCAATAGCAGCAGCAGTTATAGGAACAGTAGCAACAGCAGCTGGTCATGCGGCACAAGGAAAAGGCCAAGAAGCGGCCTACAAATACAACGCTGATATAAATGATCGTAACGCAAAATCATCACAGATTGCAGCGGATCAGCTTATTTTAGCTGAAGAACTACAGATTGGTAAATTTGAAAACTCATATAATGAGCTGGCTCAGCAAACTGAAATGGCTAATAGTTATAATGGATGGATAGCTGATAGCGGCACACCTTTGAAGATTGCCCTGGCAAACGCTCAAGAAGCTGATGCAGAAGTTAATATTAAAAGATATAATGCCCAGGTTGGTAAGCAGCAACTCCAAGAACAAGGGTTGCAGCAGAAGATGCAAGGGAACTTAAATCGTTTATATGGCAAGGAAGCAAGGAGAGCAGGAAACACTAGAGCCTTTACATCCCTTTTAAGTGGCGCATCTACTGGCGCTAGAATATATGGATCTGCTTAAATGAAAGTTCCTACCTATCAAACACAAGGCACAATAACTGCCAAGGTTGGTGCAACGCAAATGAGTGTCCAGGCTAACCCTGCGGCTCTTACTCAAGGTGCAAAAGCTTTTACTGAGCTGGCTGGTACTGTGGCTAAAGAAGGTTTGACCTGGTATGAGCAAGAACTGAAAGCCGAAAGAGCTTCTAAATTAGCTGCAAAAGAAAATGAGCTAACAACTTATTTACAAAATCAGCAAGTTTTAGCTAAGACCACAGCTCAAAGCGATCCAGTTAAAGCCTTAAAAGAATACACTAAA